TCAACCATCTGGAAAGTATGCAACAGCTGAAGATAATTCTCTTCGAGGCCTATATTTATTATTTTATGCCTTCTGTATTATGTGCACAGATATTGGTTTTGGAGATCCATTTAATACTACTACAGATTTTCAACCTTTGGATTTCTTTCGCCTCACTTATATTTTGATATATGGTGATGATAATATAGGTTCAGTTGCTGATTGTTTGAAGGACCATTTTAATAATTTAACGTATAAGAAATTTTGTGAGGAAGTGTATGGTATGGATTTCACCTTGCCTCTTAAGGGAGAAATTTCTGAAAAGTTTCTACGCGAAGATGAAGTTTCTTTCTTGAAGAGAACTTTTCGTTTTCATGAAGGATTGCAACGATATGTAGCATGTCTAGATAAGGAAAGTATGGTGAAATCATTAACATGGAACTTGCCTAGCTCAGATGTATCACTCGATGTTCAAACTATTGAGACGATGACATCTGTATTGCGTGAATTATTTTTTTGGTGTGATAATGAAGCAGAATATGAAGCTTATAGAAGTAAGTTTACCGAAATTGCTATTAAGAAATTTAAATTCCAAGAATTTGCAATTAGTTCTCAATTCCCCACTTATTATAAAATTTTCAATTGTGTTTCATCACAACCAATTGTGGAATCCCAATCTAGTTGCGAAGATATTAAAGAGACCGAAAATAATGTCATTGATTTAAATGATGATATTTCAATTTATGATATTTATGGATACTCTGTAGATAGAAAGGATGAACTTAATCAATGTATACAAGATTATTATGAGAAAAAGTGTTCACCACAATTCCAATATACAAGCAATTTTTATATACTTTATATGTGTTATGATAATGACTTGACAATTTTTGTCGAGAAAGTTAGAGATCCCAGTTCAGATTTTCTAGCTGCTTATTTTGGCTTGTGTGAGCTTACTGCTTCATACATAGAATCAGATGATAGCTTTTTCCTAGACTCTCAGAGCTTAGTTGAAAGAGCTAATTACATACTTCGTCAAATAGATGATGCGTGTACTGATTGTATTTCTTCTTCGAGGAATCGCAATATAGCTAGATTTACTGTGAAAGTAATATTGCTTGCGTTGCAAGTATCAATGTTCACAATTTTTAATTTTTATGTATTCTGCATGACATTGTTATTCTTTTATGTCAAGGGAGAGAAATTTGTTATATCTTATGTTTTCT